ATTGTGTAAATCTTTATAGTATCTCGTAATGACATATGAATGGCCTTTCATAATATCAATTTCTTCTCGCCATATTTCAGCCAATAACTCAGAATCTGCGGTATCTTTTCCATTATCAACTTGTTTAGTTTCTAATTCTTCTGCCATAGTATATCCTTATCTTTATCAGTCGTTAATATTATCTATCTATATTAAACTTGCTATCAAAGATTTACAAAGTTTATTTTACCCCTTTTTACCGAGAACTTTGTCCAATTCTTTCACTGAACGATCCATATTTTTTTCACGCGCGTGCAAATCTATTTGCCCAAGTTCATGCCTTAACATAGAGCCTATCGCAACCAGCATGTTGGCTCGCATTTCCAAAGCATTACAAATTGCCTTAAGAAGTTTTGCGTCATACTCGAAATCCAACCGCGCTGAGGATAGTTTGGATACTTCTTCATCCAAATCTATAGCACCTTTAATCACCGCTTCAGTGTACTTTTTTCCGTCTTTTTCCATTTCTGCTCTGGCATCTATATCAGCAGCAGCTCGCTCTTGCTCCAAACCTAATTTACATATATCCGAGTTGTTATCAGCCATAACTTGCAAACTTGCAAAATATGCATAGGTTGATGCCTGCTGAGCAAACTCATCTATAAGATTGTCCTGATTTATAGCGAAAATTTCTTGCAAACTGTATTCTTTGGACTTTGTTCGATCATGCACTGTTATTTTGTACCCATCTATCGCCTCTATAACTTTTTTAGGTATCATTTCCATTTATCTCCACATGCTGCCCACCCTCAACATCATAAGAAATCGTAGTTTCTTCGCCAACATATGTTCCTGTACCATCCGGTTGCCAATCTCCAGGATTATCGTCCATGTTTTTGCTCCTTTACCAATTGTACCTCTACTGTGGCACTGACTTGTGCAACGAGTATGGGATCATCCGATTTAGCCCATGTTTGAACAGTATTGACAAACTCCACAAAATCCTTTTCAGGAATATTTGCACCTCTCAAGATTAGAATTTGCTTTCCTTCAAGGTCTATCGGAATTTTGTATACCTCTTTTCTACCGCGCATTTTCTCTGTCACTCTATCCTTGTTATTCCACTTTGCTATCACTTTTCCTCCAATCCGTAATAATCACCGATTTCTGTGTCGCATTTTAAGGGGCATATAAGCCATTTCATGTTTATACCTGGAAAATGCAATGGTGCTAATGCTTTTACATTCTCCATAGTCCAAGACACTAACTTGGATACATCATCAACCTCATCATCACTACAATCCAATAATAAACTATCATGAACAGTATTCACAAGTTTAGATTTATACTTTCCTTCCCTCAATTTAGCATCAATAACAATAAGAGATAACATTAATGTGTCACTGGCTGCTGATTGGGCGGGCATATTCTTAGCTTGTCTTTCTGCTGCTCTTTTACGCCCCATATCTCTATCATTTATATAAGGCAAATGCTCCCGTCTACCATATGGACTTTCTATATATCCATGATCTTCTGCAAACTCTACACACCAATCCCCATATTCCTTAATCTGTGGGAACAGTTCAAAATATGTTTCAACCATCTCCTCAGCTTTTTCCATAGAGATTTCGTTATGCTGGTTATGTATCGTGTAGGCGTCCCCACCATATAATATTGTAAAACTAACCGATTTATAGTTACGACGTGCTGCCTTAGACACTTGTGCTATTTCCTCGAAGGAAATATCATCTGGTTTTTTATGTGTTGTGCTCATGATAACTACACAACTATGAATATCTTTCCCATCCTCAAAAATCTTGATCATGGGTTTACACTTGGCTACAGATGCCTCTATTCTCAATTCCATACCACTATAATCTACTGCTACAATTTTGCCGTGCGGTTTTCCATTCTCCCAATAACTATGAGTAAACATATTCTTTATAGGCAAAGATTCTAGCAACGTTCCTGGCTCTTTCTCTGGAGTAGGAATATTTTGGAGGTTCGGAGTTGAACTCGAAAGGCGTCCTGTAACCGTTCCATGTTGATTGAATGTAGTATGAACCTTTCCGTCATCTGATAGCCATTCCCCACTAACAGCGGGGCCAAGGTAGGTAGATAACATTTTAGATAGTAATTTACAATACCTAACATTTTTTACTATAGGATAATCGATCTCATACACTTTCATCACATCCCCTGCTGTGCTGGGATTATCTTTAGGTGTCATAGCAGTAGGCTTTAGTTTATAACGTTCAAAATACAACTCTATCAACTGCGTTGAAGAATTAGGATTAAATTTCCATTTCTTTTGATCGATATGCGCCTTAATCATTCGCCTTACGTGCTTATCTTCTAACAGTCTACTATAGACATCCTCCCTTCTCAATTCATATATACGCTCATACCGCTTCGCCATATGTTCATCAATCACAATACCATTACATTGCATTCTAGTAAGGACATTCGATGCTGGAATAATTACCTGATGATATAACCTGTTTTGCGCCTCTGAAAGTTGCGGCAGCAGTTTTTCAGATAATAGTATTGTGGCCTCTGCATCCATAGCACCATAAGGCAAAAGTATTTCCAGAGGCACGAAGGCATATGAGCCACCTTTACCGACATCCGCTTCTTTATGATCTCGTATATAGACATCCAATTCCCTTTCGTATTCATACATACCTAGATGAACACCAGCCAAACGTTTTAGGCTATGTATACCGCCCTTACTATCTAATAAGTGGCTAATTAGCATCGTATCCCCACCCGCTTGTACATCCATTCCTAAACCTGCATGAGTGTGACACAAATCAAATTTGATATTGTGCCCGATTAGTTTTCCATCATGATCCGATAGAATATCATTGACAATCTGACATACTGTAGCCCAATCACTTGACTGCTTAGGAGAGCCATTATCTATATCCCACCAAGTATCAGGATGCTGTATAGGTATAGCATATGCTTTTCCATTACCTGCAAAGGATACGGATAAAACCATTGAATCTTCGGAAAAGGCATCCAAACTAGAGGTCTCTATATCATAGGCTATCCATTCACATTTAGATAACCATTTCTGCATTGCCTGAACTTCTTTGACTGTATGTGGATAGATTAACTCATACCTATCGCTCTTCTCTTCAGGTTCGAATGCCCCAACCATAGCCTCCAACCATTCATCCATAACCGTTTCATTTCGTAGGATATACGCTGGATGATATAAAGGCACTATGGTAATCTCTGTAGTATCATCGCTATCTGGAACTATGTCGGATAACCACTTATGAATTATAGAACCATTCCAATTGGAAATTCCTGTTTCCCCTAAAATACCTTGCAATGGACTATTGCCCATAAGGAAAATATACTCAGGTTTAGTTTCTGCTATATCTTGAACAGCAAACTGTTTACAGTATTCAATAGCCATCTTGGAAATCTTATTATCCAGCGGACGACATCTAACTATATTTGTATAAGCAACTCCGCCATCTAATTCCAATCCATCTATAACTTTTCTAAGAAGTTTTCCAGACCTGCCAACAAAAGGTATGCCTTCTAAATCTTCAGTTTCTCCAGGCGCTTCCCCACATACCAATAATTTAATGGCTTGGTCATATCCATCCATTTTCACAAATGGACTTTTGCATCCCTTCCAAAGTCCGCAGTCTTGGCAGACTGGATTAGATTTACTTGGAGAATCCATCTTCATCCTCAATGGAATGCCTTCAGCATATCCTCTTGTGGAATTTTATCTAATAAAAAATGGCATAATTACCTGCACAAAGTTACTATCATCTACAGGCCGAATAACACAGGCTCTATCATGCGTTGTAGCCTCAAAGATAACTTTATCAGTTTTGATCACATTCAACGCATCACGTAAATAAATAGTTTTGAAGCTTATTGATAAATCAGAACCTTCAATATCAGCATCTAATTCTAATTTGATACTATTATCACTATCTAATTTAGCAGATAATTCAATCTTCCCTGATGCAATATTGATTTTGGTTATACACTCCTTACCAGCAACCTTTATAAATTGCTTACAAGTATTTAAAAATGCAGAAGTAGATACCGTTACACACGTAGTATGAGATTTAGGAATAACATAGTCAATATCAGGAAATGTACCATCAATAAGTTGAGACCGCAATTCAATATCTTTTAGTTGGAATATAACCTTTTTATCATTTTCAGATGGAATCATTATAATAATAATCTGATCATCTTTTATAAGATGTGCCAATTCATTCAATGGTTTAGTCGGAATTATAATATTGATAGGATGCGCCATGGAATTGGGTAATTCAAAATATCGAACAGCTAAACGATAACCATCCGCTGCTGACAAGGTTAATTTATTTTTTGCGGCCACTAAATTCACCCCATTTATTACTGGTCTAATCGTATCTACAGATGCGGCAAATGTGGTCTGTTGAATTAATTCTTTCAAATTCATAGAATTAATCTGAATGCTATGCAATATATTATATATTGGTACAGATGGAAATTCTTTAGCATCAATACCCTTAATATCAGTATTCAACGATTCAGAATGTGTAGTGAGAGTTTGTGTGCGTATATTCAACTGCATATCAACAATACTATATTTTGGCAAACCCACCACCAAACTCGCTAATATTTTTGCTGGAACAGTAATAGAACCTTCTTCCTTAATTTTTGCATTAATAAAACAAATAATATTCCAGCCAAGATTTGTAGCAGATAAACATAAACGATTATCTTTAGCAACAATTAGAACATTATCCAATACAGGAATAATATTGCGAGATTGAATAGCACGCGATACTGTATTCAAGCCATATTTCAGGTTTTCCTGTAAAACGGATACTTTCATAGAACCATCCCCTTTAGGAATAATCACAACTGGCTCAATTTCTTTTTCCACTTCTTTTTCCGCAACCACTTTTTTCTCATTAGTTTTAGTGGTATATGTCTTACTAAGATTATCCTTTATCATAGCAATCAATACCGTTGACATACCTGTATCAGACACAACGAAAGAATCAGGTGGTAACTTCTCTATGTATCCGCATCTACCAATCAAATCGTGTAATACAGATGTACGTTTATCACTCCTAAACTCAATACCTGCTGGAGCAACACTAACCAACATACCGCCCTCACGAAGCCATCTATAAGCATAATGGATATGCTCAATATATTCTAATTTGTCGCGCTCAACAGCAAACGGCGGATTCATGAGTATCAAACCAAAATAAGGTTCTGGCTCAATACTCAAAAAATCACCTTCCACTACTACTGTATTTGATATTGCTCGTAATTTATCACATCGTTTTGGATCAAGTTCTATACAATCTGCCTCTATACCTGAAAATCGAGATAATACGTACTTAACAATAGCACCTATACCAGCAGAGGGTTCAAGAAAATGATCGGGTATAGGCATAGCATTCGCATGAACCATATCTAGCATTTTATCAATAACAGGTATAGGGGTTTCATAAAATCCAAGAGGATTTTTAGGAGGCATAATGCCCGTTTCAAGTACTTCTGCCAATAATGGAGCAGTATCATCATCGAATATATGTGCTTTGGATTTTCTATCCCATTTACCGCCAAGATTTT